CTACTGCATATGCAATAGAAGGAACACCTGATATAAATGCTCGTCGTTTTACTGCTGATAGTGTCAATGTAAGTACAGCAGTAACTGCTAATAGATTTTATGGTGATGGTTCAAATTTAACTGGAGTTATTGCTGCTGGAAGTGGAGTTGTAATACAAGAAGAAGGTGCTAATGTAGGTACTGCTGGAACAATTAATTTTGTTGGTGCTGCATATACTGCATCTGTTTTAGATGGAATAGCTACAATTGATCTTGGATCTCATTATTCGAGTATTGCAGGACTTGCTACTGTTGCAACAAATGCTTTAGGTCTAACTGGCAATCCTAATATAAATGTTGGAAGTATATCTGCCACGAATGTAACTTCGACTGGTGTAAATGTTGCTGGTATTATAACTTCTACTGGTCTAGATGTTAATGGTAATGTTGATATAAGTGATAATTTAAATGTAAGTGGAATAATAACTGCTAATACATTCTCTGGACCTGCAACTCAAGCATTAGAAGTCGATATTACTTCAAATAATTTTGCGGATGAAACTTGTTATATAACTTTTGTTGATGGTGGAAGTGGATATCAGACTTTAGAATCGGATACTGGATTAACATTCAATCCAGCTTCAAGTGCTTTAACTGCTTCAGTATTCAATGGGCAACTTAATGGTAATGCATTAACAGCAACTACGGCAACAGATGCTACTAACTTATTAGGAACACCTGATGTAAATACTCGTCGTCTTACTGCAAACAGTGTAATGGTTGCTACAGCAGTAACCGCAACTGCTTTTTATGGTACTTTAGTTGGTAGTATACAGGGTGGAAATATAAGTGCATACTCTGCTAGTTTTGCATCTGATGTTTCTATTGGTGGAACTTTAACTTATGAAGATGTAAGGAATGTAGATTCAGTAGGACTTATTACTGCAAGATCTGGAATAGTAATTGGACCATCAGTAGGTATTGCTGCGACAATTACAGATACTGGTAATGGTACTTTCGCTGGAATTGTAAGTGCTACTTCATTCGTTGGTGATGGATCGCAATTAACTGGTATTGCTGCTGGTGCTAATGTATCTATTTCAGACTCTGCACCATCTGGTCCTACACTTGGAGACCTCTGGTGGAAATCTGACGAAGGAACTTTAAAAGTATATTATACTGATGTTGATGGTTCTCAGTGGATAGATGCTTCTCCTGGTGGAGGAGGTGGTTCTGGTGGTGGTGGAATCACAAATATTATAGAGGATGCATCACCTCAACTTGGAGCTAATTTAGATGCTAATAATTATTCAATTTATAATGCTGGTATTATAACTGCTACTCATTTCTTTGGTGGTGGTTTAGGTATAGGAATTAATACTGCTGGTGGTAATGCTGGATATGGTATTACTACTATAGATTTTAGGGGAGCAGGTATTTCAACTGTTACTCCACCAGATGCTGGTATATCAACAATCTTTATTGAAGGTGGTGGCGGTGGTGCTAATGTAACTACTTCAGATATTGCACCACTCTATCCTGCTGATGGTGATCTTTGGTGGAAATCTGATGTAGGTACTTTAAAAGTATACTATGAAGATACTGATAGTTCTGCTTGGGTAGATGCTGCTGGTACACAAGGTGCTCTTTCTGCTCAATATGAATATGATTTATATACTTTATCTGGACAAACTAATGCAAATGCTTATTCAGATTCTACTATAGGTTCTGGTCCTTTATTTGGTGGAACTTGGTCTAGACCTGGTGCTCCTTTTGCAAAGCAAGGAGATGGTATGGGTGAATCATCTGGTATATTCTCATTCCCCTCTACAGGATTCTATAAGATCAAAGCACTTATTCAGATGGTTAATAGTGGAAGTGGTACTGTTAATGCTAAGATGAATTTAGAGTATACTAATGATGCAGGAACAAGTTGGAATTCTGTATCTCAATGGTGGGATCTTCTTAGTGCTAGTGATTTGTATCGTCATCCAAGTATTGACTTCGCTCTAAATATTACTGATATAGGTCAACAAAAAGTGAGATTGACATTTGATAGTTCTAGTCAATCAGTTTCCTTTATGAATTCTAATATTGCATCAAATGATTATACAAACGATCCTCCTAGATCTACAATATCTTTTGAAAAAGTAATTCAATCATAACAAATGGCAATAAATTTCCCGATTAATCCTACTAATAATGAAACACATTCTGTGTCTGGAAAGACCTGGAAATGGGATGGTACAAGTTGGAATCTTTTAATATCCTCAACTTCTATTGGTGATAAAGGTACAAAGGGAACTAAAGGTGAGAAGGCTGATCAAGCACCACAAGAATTTGATATGTTCTGGTTGGCAGTAGTATCAAGTGTAACACAGGGTGGTGCTGCATATAGTAATGAAATTGTTGGTGATGGTCAAACCCGTACTGGTAATTTTGGTAGAGTAAATTTACCAAGTTTTGCTGTATCTGGTACTGGAATGAGTGAGGCAAATGGTATATTTGCATTCCCTACTACTGGACAATGGAGTGTTAGGTCAGAAGTATTTGGATATTCTAGACTGGCCAGTATGGGATATACTAATTTCACTGTTAGTATAGAATTTTCATCTGATGGTGGATCATCTTGGAATAAAGTTTCAGATGCTCATACTGGTTTAGGAGGTTCTCAAGGTGTTTGGCCAAAAATAGGTCACAATACTCAAGAATATATTTTTAATATTACTGATCTTGCACAGGATAAAGTTAGATTTATAATTAACAGTGATCAACCTATGCAGTTGGATTACACTACTGCAAAGGAAAGTAGATTTATATTCCATAAATTGGAGGGAATGGTTGGATCTAAAGGTGAGGTAGGTCCTAAAGGTGAAGTGGGTGATAAGGGTACTAAAGGTGCTCAAGGATTACAAGGCAATCAAGGTGATAAGGGTGTTAAAGGAGATCAATCAACTGTACCTGGAGCAAAAGGAGATACAGGAGATAAGGGAGAACCTTCCACAGTTGCAGGAGATAAAGGAGATATAGGAGATAAGGGTCAGAAGGGAGCAGAAAATGCTAAAGGACAAAAAGGAGATCAAGGTGCTAGTGGTGGGTCATCAGCATCATATACTAATCTTAATGTAACTGGTATTTCCACATTGGGTGGTACTGGAATTGGTAATACTGTTGGTATAGGATCTACTGCTTACTTTGGTGATGGTGGAATAAAAATTGAAGGAGTATTAACGGGTAGAACATCTGGCAATAAAATTAGGATTAACAGTCATATAATTCCTGAAGCAAATGCACAATATGATTTGGGTAATGCTGAGTATAAGATTAGACATTTGTTCTTATCAGACAACAGTCTAAAGTTTGGTGATACGGAGAAATCTTTAAGTGTTAGTGGAACTGGTCAAATACAGTTTGATGGTAAGGATCTTTTACAGAATGTAGTTATTAATAGTCTTGATAATAATCAAACAATAAGTTGGAATGGTACTAATTGGGTTAACTCAACACCTGCTGGAAATCCAGGTGGATCTGCTAATCAATTACAATACAATGATGGAAGTGGATTTGCTGGATCTACCATAGTTCATTCAGCTAATTTGGATGGTTCATTAGAATGGACAAATGCTAGTGGTACACCAGGTGCAAGGATATCTTGTTACCATAGTTCGATTAGTGGAGGAGATGGTTCGATAATCTTCTATGCTGGCGGTGGAATGCTAGGAACCCTCAATATGAGGATATTTAATAATAGCGTTACTGTATATGGTTCCCTTACTAAGGGTAGTGGATCATTTAGAATACCTCATCCTCTTGCTGGTCTTTCAACAACAAAAGATTTAGTACACTCATTCATTGAAGGACCACAATGTGATAATCTTTATCGTGGTAAGGTTGATCTAGTAGGTGGTACTGCTACAGTTAATCTTGATACTAAGTCTGATATGACTGCAGGAACCTTTGTAGCATTAAATAGAGATGTACAATGTTTCACAACCAATGAATCTGGATGGACTGCCGTTAAGGGGTCTGTTTCTGGAAATATATTAACTATTACTGCACAAGATAATAGTTGTACTGATACTATTTCTTGGTTGGTAATTGGTGAACGCCAAGATGATACTATTAAATCAAGTAATCTTACTGATGCTACTGGTAAGTTAATTATGGAACCAAATCAAATCCCACTTCCACCTACAAGTTAATGGCAATAAATTTTCCTAATACTCCAAATATAAACGATATTCATAGTTCCTCTGGTCAGAATTGGAAATGGGATGGAGTTACTTGGCAGTCTACTGGTAATACAGGTGATGGTGGAGTAGCAGGTATTAATACAGTAGGAACATCTGAGTTTAATAATCTTAAGGTAACTGGTGTAAGTACTTTTGTTGGACTTGCAACCTTTAATGGTTATGTTGATATTGGTAGTGGAGTTCATCTTCAAAACAATAGAGCATTTAATTTTGGTGGAACATCTTTTGGTTCTGGTGGTACTGGTAATGATTCTGGATTATCAATTACTAGCGATCCTTCTATATCAGGTGCAGAAATTAAAACGGGTGGAAATACTACTGATGGAACATTAGTATTACGGAATAAAGAAGTATTTGTTCAAGATAAGAGTAGTGTTGGTATAGTTACTATTAGAGATGGTGTAACAGTATCTGGTATGGTAACTGCTACAGCATTTAGTGGTGATGGATCTAATTTAACTAACCTTCCTAGTGCTCAAGGATCATCTACTGTTGGTGGTTCTTCTGTTGGGATTAATGCAGCACAAACAGTGGTATTAGATAGTATTCCTACAAGTAATTTGACTGTAGATTATAATTTGTATTTTAGTCATTCTCTTGGTAAGCAATCACAACAAGTTACATTATTAAATGATGGTAGTAATTCTCATATTCAACAATCTGGGATAACTTTTGATAATCATATTCTTGTTTCTGTTGGATCATCTATTGTTGGGGGTAACTTAACTCTAAATGCCACACCAGAAACTGGAGTTACTGGAACATTAACTTATAAATTTCTTAGAACGGAGGTATCATGATTAGTACAACATTAGATTCAAATACTGGAAGAGTTCTTGTTGTATATCCTGATACTCAACAAGCATATACTGTATGTGTAAAGGACGCTGTAGATTGGAAAGAGATTCATGATTATATAATTGATGAAAATAATATAGACGATATACCAAATAGAAAGATTGATTGTACTTCAGAGATGAAGTGTTCTCCAAAGAGAAGTGTATATGAAATGTCTCCTGCAGAAGCAGATGTACTAAAGAATCATCCCAAAGTTGAGTGGGTTCTGAGATCTCATTTATATAATGAGTATGAGGTAGAGCAGAGAAAATATGATCAGGAGTTTGATAGTCATATAACCACTGATAGATTTAAGTATCCTGTTAGAAATAGGAGAGATTCTTCTGGTGGTGGAGGTAATCCAGGTGCAGTTTTAGATTTTACTCAGTGGGGATTATGGAGACATTCAAATAAATTTAATGTTTTTGGTCCTAATCCAGAGGTTCCATCTGAAGTACATTATACTTTGACTGGAAAGAATGTTGATGTTGTTATTATGGATACTGGTGTTAGGTGGGATCATCCAGAGTTTTTAAAACCAGGAGTTACATCTGTTCCAGATCCTACTGCTTGTGAAGATTATACTAGAGTACGAGATATATTAATTCACGGTGCTTCTGAGTATAATATTAATTGGGCTTCTGAAGGTTTGGTTGCTCCTGGAACTTCAACACTAGCAAATTATAAAGTTAATTCTGCTTTAATGATGGATAAAGGATACTCTGGTTATCCTTATGCTATAAGTTGGCACGGTAGTCATGTTGCTGGAACTGCTGCTGGAAATCAATTCGGACACGCTTTTGAAGGAAACATATGGTCTATCGCTTGTGTTGATAGAAGTGATTGTGGATGGTCAAATCCTTCTGATGGATTCGATTATATAAAAGTTTGGCATAAGAATAAACCAATCAATCCAGAAACTGGTAGAAGAAATCCTACTGTAGTTAATGGTAGTTGGGGATTTAGACAATTCTTTACTGCAGCAAATAATTATACTGCTACTGAAAGAGGACAAACTTTCCCTAAAGCATCAATGTCTTCAAATGCTTGTCCATCTGTTTATTGGATGTCAACATATGGACCATACAAACAGTTTACTTCTGTGCAAACATATGGTCAAGCAGAAGCAGATGAAGCTTTCAATGATCCTGATTGTAAAGATATCGTATGGTGTTTTGCTGCAGGTAATTCTGATGATAAACAAGAGATACCTGTAGGAATAGATTATGATAATTCAATAGACACTGCTACTTTTGTATATTCTGATGGGTATAGTAATTACTATAATAGAAGTGGAACTCCTGCATTCGCCCGTCAAGATAAGGAAGATGCTGCAATTGTTGTTGGATCTATAGATGTTTCTACACAAGGTGGAACTGATCAAGAAAGAACATCTAGTTTTAGTAATAGAGGACCTGCTGTTGATGTTTGGGCTGGTGGATCTAATATTCTTAGTCCTTATGATTCTGGGTATGGTGATCCAAGAAATGGGTCATTTTATAATTATGCTATAAGTGGAACCAGTATGGCAACACCTCAAGTGTGTGGTGTGATGGCATTGTATTTGGAAGCTAATCCAGGTGCTACAAGAGCACAGGCAAGAAAGTGGTTATTTGAACATGGTTCTTTAGAAATGCCATCTGGTGCTTTTTATGATCCATATACAAGTAACAGTGCAACTGATTCAAACTACTGGGGTAACACTTATAGTCTGAAGAGTTCTCGTCGTAGGATTTTATATAACCCATATGCTAATAATGGGGAAGCATCATTAAGTTCCTAAATCTAAATAAGTAAAAATAACAATGGCAGAAAAAGGTTTCGGTGTAAAGAAAATTAGTTTTGTTCAACCTTCTGGTAGTCCAACACTTACAAGTCCTAATAACATAAATTTAAATGCCGTAAATGTTGCTATTAGTACTGATGTATCAATTGGTGCAACCTGTACTGCCTATGAGTTTAGAGGTGCTATTGCTAGTTGGGAAATTGGTAATGATGGATCTGATCATTATAGTTTTAAAGGTCCTGGATTAGATGGTGGAACTAGATTTGATCCTGATATACATCTTGTGAGAGGGCAGAGATATATTTTCCATAATAGATCTTCAGGTCATCCGTTTAGAATTCAAAGTACTGTTAATGGATCTACAGGTACACAATACAATACTGGTGTAACTAATAATGATGGTGCTGCACCAACAGATATTGTATTTGATGTTCCGCAGGATGCACCTGATACGCTGTACTATCAATGTACAGCACATCCTAATATGGGTGGAAAGTTAGTTATTGAAAAGGAGCATAGTCATACACCTGAGTTTAATAATCAAACTTCATCTTATACAGTACAAAAGTCTGATGTTGGGAAGATTATTACGATTGCAGGTAATGTTAATTTATCAGTTCTTCTTGTTCCAAAGTCTACTGGAAACTGGGTGACTGGAGATTCATTCCAAATTCTTACAAATAGTACTCAAAGTACAACTTTGAATGCTACTACTACTGCTGCTGGTGATATCTATTGGGCAAATGGTGCAAGTTATAGTACTGGTAACAGAACATTGAATGCTTATTCATTAGTTACTGTGACGTATATCGATACTAATAAGTGGTTTTTAACTGGCAATGGAATACAATAATAAATATCTAATAAAGTAATCATATAATGGCATTCAATAGAGAGCTTTCACAACTTGGTCATTATATTGTAGTAGATGACACTACAGGTAAGATTGCTATTACCAGTACGACATCTCCTAATGTTGGTATTGGAACTGTAAATCCTGAATATAAACTTGATGTTCTTGGTGATGTAAGAGTAGGTTCTGGATTAACAGTTGTTGAGAATTTTAATGTTCAAGGTTTTAGTACCTTCGCAGGTTGGGCTAATTTTCTAGGTGACATATATGTTGGTGGTGTTGTTAGGTATCTGGATGGTAATCCTTTTGCTGGTGGTGTTGGTATTGGATCAACTGCTGTCAATAAAGAAAGTGGATATATTGATCCAACATATAATAGAATTGGTGTAGGATTTACTGACATCAACTTTGTTGGTGCTGGTTTGACTGTTGTTGGTTATGGATCTACTGTAATTGTTGACTTCAGTAAACTTGAGGTTACTGCTGAAGCAACTATACCATCATTAACACAAGTAAGTTCTAGTGGATATGTACTTTCTAATACGGGTTATCTTACAAATACTTCTGGTGGAGTCTTTACTTTAAACCTTCCTGCAGTAGGAAGTAAGAATCCTGGTGATTTTATTGAGATGCATGATGATGAAGGAACTTGGAGCATAAATAATCTTATGATTGCAACTCAGAATTCTGAACAGTTTATTAATTACAATGGTGTGATTGATTCTCCCTTTGCATGTGATGTAGATGGAGCTACTGTTAAGTTTGTTTGGACGGGTACTTATTGGAGGGTATTTGCATGACAATGTTCCTAAGCGGAAGTATGCTATCTGGCACTAGCGGTGGCGGAGGCGGTCTTCAATTTGGACAGCAAGATAAGTTTTCCGTTCATGCTCTGAGAAGAGATGATGACGGTATGCTTCGTTATACTAAGGTGAAAACTTCTGACTCTGCAGTAGTTGATGTCTCGCATAGACTTGATGGAACTGCATATCCAGAGTTCCTTGAAGGACTTGATTATGTTGATGAAACAACCGAAGAAAAAACATATAAGAATAACATCTACGATAAATACCAACAGTTCAGGTTTGACTTTAGGAGAATATCCTACTATATCGATGATGAAGGATATCTAACTGTATCGTTTAGTGACCATGATTATGCTGCAGGACCAAAATAGGATTTAACAAAAAACAATGGCTGAATTTAGACTCGGTAGATTAAAATTTAATTGGAGAGGTGATTGGGTACTTAGTACTGCCTATGTTATAGATGACATAGTAAAGTATGGATCCAATACTTATGTTTGTACTGCAAACCATACATCTTCTGCAAACGAGAATCTCTTTTATGTTACTGATTTAGCAGCTAATTGGTCGTTGCATACTGAAGGTATAACCAATAAAGGAAATTGGACTGCTAGTTATTGGTATAAAATTAATGATGTATTTAAATATGGAAACACACAGTACAGAGTAACTGAGGGTCATACATCTCCTGCAACTTTTGATCCAGATTCAAGTTCTATAGTTGACTATATTTCATCGTTTAACTATGAGGATACTTGGGCATCTGCTACTGAGTATCAAACAGGTGACGTTGTAGCATATGGTGGATACACATATGTTGCTACGAGAAAGAATACAAATAAACCACCTGCATATAATTTAAGTGCTGATTGGGATATTTTAACAACAGGTTTTAATGTAACTGGAGAATATAATTCAACAGTTGATTATAAGCAAGGAGATTTAGCATTATATGGTGGATATACCTATGTTGCTATTACTACTAGTACAAATGTTATTCCTACAACAGTTTCTGATTGGAGTTTGGTAACTAAAGGTCTTGCTTGGAAAGGACAATGGGATGGCAGCACTCAGTATAATCTTGGTGATGCTGTTAAGAAATTAAGTAATAGTTATATTGGAATTGCAACATTTGGTAACTTAAATCAGGATCCCTCAACGGATGCTACTGGTACTTATTGGAATGTTTTAGCAGAGGGTGCTGCTGCTAATGTTATGACAACCGAGGGTGACTTGGTTTACTATACTACTGGTTCTGCTAGATTACCAGTAGGATCTGATGGTCAGGTATTAGCAGTAAGTCCACAGGGTGTACCTCAGTGGGAGAATAATAGTACTACACATCCAGTTTATTATGTAACCGAAGAAGGAAATGATTATACTAATGATGGATCAAGTATAAGTAGATCCTTCCATTCAGTAAGACATGCTTGTGGAATAGCAACTGGACCAGCAAGTATTTACGTAAAAGCTGGTGTTTATAATGAGACACTTCCTATTGTTGTTCCTCCTGAAGTTACAATTGTTGGAGATAACCTAAGAACATCTAAAGTTAAGTCTGCTGGTCATTATGATCATACTTTTGTTAGTTCTCAAGCAAATGCAGTTACTCCAAACACTGGTAGTGCTGTTACTCCTAGTGATGCAACATATGATAGTACTACAGGAGACTTAGTATTAACGATTGGATCTCATAGTCTTACTACATCAAATACGATTACGATTGGTAATAGATCATTAACATTTACTTGCTCTCAGGATAACCATGCTTCACAGCATGCATATCCAAGACCTGGAAAAGACCCTGCTGCTGGTGCTACTCTTGCTATTACTGCAACAAGTGGTGCATCGATTACTGTAAATGTTGGTAAGGGTGCTGATGCTTGGCATCAGGTTCTTACTCTTGCTGATGTACCTACTGCATCTTATACACCAAGTGCGATTAACTATAATCCAACATCTGGTGATATGGTATGTACCATCGGAGCACATGATTTAGT